GGCAATGCAAGAATTGTAAACGAATCATATGCTAAATTTCAAACTGGAACATATGGGAAATGGAGTATTTATCAAAAAATATGGGGATATGTTCCGGAAGATTAAATCATATTTTCTTGATGGCTGCATTTATCTTTGGCATTCGTCCTCCGGCGGGATTATGCTTGAAAGGGTGGGGAGAAATGGAGCGGCCTATAAATCTAAGCCGCCCATATCGTCACTGATTAACTTTTTGATATATTCATTGACCGTCGCTCCCTTTTTAGCGGCATGATCCTTGATGGCGTCACGCTTGCCCTTGGCAACCACAAGTTGAATACGGTCATATCGTTCTTTCATATTTGCGTCGTTCCATTTTTTGTTGGAACGACGTTTTGCGTCTGATATTGGCATGGCTACACCTCCAACAATAGTATACAGCACAACAGACATTTACACAAGTGTACATTATAAACAAAAGCACTTGTGTAAGTTTATGCGATTTGCCTATTGTAATGCACTTGTGTAAGTGCTATACTAAAGATATAAAATAACTGATGGAGGTAATGACAATGATAGCCATTTACAAGGACGAAAATAAAAATATGCGCAGCATGGAACGGAATTACCCGACAAAGAAATCTTTCGAGCATGACATTAAAAGAAATGGCTTTATATTTGTGGCTATTCTCACAGATAAAGAGATTGAAGCAATCAAAGATATAGGCCATCCAGAGCACGATAAAGTTTGTGACAAATATTGCGGACGCAAATATTGGAGAAACGACATACATGAATTTGTAAGGCAATGCTTATAAGAAATGGGAAATTTAAAATGAATAAACAGATAGAACGAGAGCAAAACCAAACGGAATATTGCTTGCAAACAAATTGCATGGGTTGCAACCTAAACCCCGGAAATTATAAACAATGTCCTTATTTTCAAAATAAAATTGCAGCAAGACTTGACGCAAACAATAGCGATAAAGCTTAATGATATGCTTAATATTGATAAAATCAAAAGCATGACAGCCGAAGAATTAGCGGAAAGCGGATATTTAAGTTGTGCTGCCTGTCCAAAATGGAAACTCCCCACAAATTGCAACTGGACGCAAGAATATAAAGAAAAAGTGTGCTATCCAAATCTCTTGAAATGGTTGCAATCCGATAGTGAATAACGCAACAATCAGCAAAGGCTCACCATCCGGTGGGCTTTTCTCATGCCCTGAAAGGTGGTGAGGTCGGTTAGTATCTTAAATCGCAGTAAGGAAGCGCAAGAAAAATATTGGACAGAACGTGCGGAGAGGGTCATATTAGCCGCTGAAAAAACATCCGAAGAAATGACCGCCGATCTCGCAAAGCTGTACAGAGAAGCGCAAAAGGCCATACAGAAAGAAATCGAAAGTTTCTATGGTAAATATGCCCGTGATGTCGGCGTTTCCCTCGAAGATGCCCGAAAAGCCCTGAACAAATCCGAACTGAAAGCCTATCTTGAACAAACGCAGGAGTATTACGAGGCGATTAAAGCCACAGGCTACGCATTCGACCCCGCCTATCGCCAAAAGCTACACCGGCAACTATCCCTAAAATCAGCCGTGAGCCGGTTGGAAGCTCTGCAAGCGGATGTTCAGTGGCAGATTGAGAAATTATATGCACAGGAGCAGGACGCGTTTAGGGAGGGTTTGAGCGGTACATATGAGGAATCGTATTATCAAACGATATTTAATATTCAGCAAGGTGTCGGCTTCGGTTCTCCGTTCTCTTCTCTGAATGTTGCAGCCATAGAAAAAGCCGTCTCGCAAAAGTGGTTGGGCGAGAATTATTCCGACCGCATATGGACAGACAAAGATCGGCTGACTATCGCAATGGGGCAGATTATTCCGCGCGGTATCGCACTCGGAAATAACCCGCGCATTATTGGTAAGGACATAGCCGACCAGTTGGATGTGCGGCGGTCTTATGGGGAGCGGTTGGCGCGGACGGAGTTTTCGCAGATAGCAAATGAAGCGTCATTTGATGCCTACAAAGAAGTGGGAATAGAATCATACCAATATCTTGCTACCTTAGACCATAGAACCTCGGAGATTTGCCAAGACCTTGACAATAAAGTATTTGCACTGTCTGAAAAAATGGTAGGAGTCAACTTCCCTCCGGCGCACCCGAATTGCCGGAGTACCACAATTCCGTTCTTTCCAGAGGATGAAATTGATAGAATGTTTGCAAAATCAGAACGCATAGCCCGCGACCCCAAAACAGGGAAATCATATCTCGTATCGGCAAGTATGACTTATCGGGAATGGGCGAAAGAAAGAGGGATAAAACCTTGATTTAATGCAAGTATTTATGATATAGTTTTAGACAATGAATGCATTGAATAGGAGAGACTTTTATGCTTGATATAAAAATAATCGAAAATACAATAATGGCTCAAGAACAGTATGGGCTTGCTTGCGGATGGGATACTGTTGTTTTAACAGAGGAACACATAAAAGCGCTATATGAAGGAAAGCAGTTAGCCTTTAACGATGGGGAATATTCCACATTCCTTACAATGTCCGAGCCAAAATAATATCCAAACTAAATAATCAAGCGTCTATCTATGGATGGGCGCTTTTCTTATGCTCTAAAAGGAGTATTGCCATGAGCCGAGAAGCCGATTTTAGCCAACTGGAAAGGTTCTTTCAAAACTTCAATGACGCTTACAAGGACTTTGACGAATTTCTAAAAAAGTTTCTGCTTGAACAAGCCTTACGTGTTCTCGCTAAGACAAAACCGAGAACCCCAGTAGACACCGGCGCATTACGTGCATCATGGCAAGTTGGAGAGGTCCGTGTCGTTGGGAGTGATCTTGAAGTTGAAATCATAAACTCACAAGATTATGCCAGTTTCAACGAATATGGCGCTCGTAATGTTGATGGCTCATGGCGCGATGGACGGTTCATGCTTACTATATCAATGGATGAGGTGAGAGCCGCGATGCCTGCACGTTTTGATAAGGCGTTCAAGGCTTATTTACAAGCAAAAGGAGCGGTATAAAATGGCAGTAAAAAGGAAAGCAGAATATGAAACCGCCACTATTCGCGGATATTGTAAAACCTGTGGATGGCCTGTTATAGACATGTGTTGTAATGTAGATATTGAGCCTTATTGCAAATGGGATTGGTGGGTCTATTGTTCTAATCCGACTTGCGAAAACCATAAAGGTGAAGGTGTTTTTCAGAATGATGTTGAATGGTGGGGAGATTGAACGATTTCATTTCGCTACGGCAATATACATGAATGTGGGAGGTTATTATGAAAAAGATTATTAAGCCTGGGCGCAAGGGAATCCTTACTACGATTAAGCGGTTTAGGTGTTTAAAATGCGATTGTATATTTGAATGCGACAAAGATGAATACAGAACGAGCATGCGTTATGACAGTATTGAATACTTTTCGTATTGTCCCGAATGCTCAAATATAGCTGTCGAAATCATAGTGGATGAAGTTAATATGCGATAACCCACGCTCGGATGGGCGTTTTATTTTGCCTTTTGTCGGCAGGCGTAAAAGAACGGGCCAAAAGCGGACGCAACCCGCGTAATTAAAGCGTATTTGATTGGAGGATTTGTATATGAAAAGAACATTTTTAACCGGCCTCGGCCTTGACGACGATATTATCAGCAAAGTCATGGAGGAAAATGGACGCGACATTGAGCGAGAGAAAGCCGTTGCAAAATCCCTGAAAGAAGACCACGACAATCTAAAACTGAAAATGTCGGACATGGAAACAGAACTAAAAACGGCACTCAATGCGGAATCTTCCGATATCGGTAGCTTGAAAAAATCTGTTGATGATTGGAAAGCAAAGGCAGAGGCGGCACAGGCAGAGATTGAAAAGGCTAAGACAGAAGCAGACGCGAAAATATCCGGTTGGGAGTTTGACAGGGATTTGGATGCCGCTTTGAAGGCCGCAAAAGTCAAAGACCCGAAGATTGTCGTTCCACTTCTGAACCGTGAAGGTCTAAAGCGCACGGACAAGGGCATTGAGGGTTTGGACGAACAGCTTAAACCCTTTACCGAAACCCACGGCTATCTGTTTGATGTTGAGCAGGCAGCACAAGAACAACCCGCCGCGCAACTTCCCGTAGGCGTGTCAATCTTTCAGCCGGACGGGAGCAAGGGCGTAAATGACGGACAACCAAAAACACTCGCCGATGCGATAGCGGCGAAACTTAATATGAAATAGGAGTTGATTTATTAAATGCTTACATTAGCACAAGCAAAAGTCGGCATGGCCGATAAAGTAGATCAGATGGTAATTGATGAATTCCGCAGGGGTTCTTTTTTGCTGGAAAATCTGATTTTTGACAATGCTGTATCTCCGGGTACTGGCGGTTCTACGCTCACATATAGTTATGTCCGCCTTAAAACCCCCGCAACGGCGACTTTCAGACCGCTGAATACAGAGTATACCCCCATTGTAGCTTTGAGAGAAAAAAAATCTGTTGACCTCAAAATCTTCGGCGGTTCATTTAGTCTTGACCGTGTAATCATCAATACCGCTGGTGCCGTGGATGAACTTGCATTCCAGATGAGCCAAGCTGTAGAAGGTGCAAGAAATTTATTTCATTATACGGTAATCAACGGGGATAGCGTAGCTGATGAAAACAGTTTTGATGGTCTCGATACTTTCCTTACTGGATCTAGCACTGAATATATACCGGCTGCCACGATCGACCTTAGTTCTACCGATATGTTAGACGCAAATCATAAGAAATTCGCGGATGAACTCAATCTTTTCCTTCGCCGTCTATATGGAACTCCCACGATGCTGTTGTGTAACGGAGAGCTAAAGGCAAGAATCGAAAGCGTTGGTCAGCGAATGGGATATTACACTCAAAGCGAGGATGCTTTTGGTAATCCGGTCGATAAATATCGCGGAATCCCATTCATTGATCTTGAAAATTATTTTGATGGCACTGTCAGCAAGCCTTGTGTGCCTATTACTAATGGCATGACTGACCTTTACGCAATCCAAATCGCAAGAGATGGATTTCACGCAGTAAGCCCCGTGGGAAACAGTGTTATTACCACCTCCTTCCCTGATATGACAGAGCCAGGCGTTATGAAAAAAGGCGACGTAGAAATGGTAGCAGCCGTAGCACTTAAAAATAGTCTTAGGGCAGGTGTCGTCAGAAATATTAAAGTGCTGTAGGGAGTGATTTTATGTATACGGTAAAATTGCCCGTAGGATTTACTGGAGAGCGATACGGAATGGTTTTTTCTGGCGGCGTAGGACAAACGAATAACGCAAGAATCGCCGACACACTTAAAGGCAAAGGCTTTGAAGTATCAGATACTTCTATTTATCCGAATGCAGAACCTGAGCAGGGGGGAACCCTTGCTCTTGCCGTTTCGGAGGAATCCACGGATTACAACGACATGGATGACGAAGTGTTGGCTGCCCTTGCTGCTGAAAGGCAAGTTGATGTTGATGGAAAGACGCGGCGGCAGGTTATTAATGCGCTTAAGAAAGCCGAGGTGTAGATTATGGCCTTATCTGAGCTTTCGAAGTTGCAGGTTATTCAGAAACGTCAAGAACAGGCGGCAAAAAAGCTAATTTATGAGTCCGAAAAGGCGACCACGAAAAAGAAAAAATCGATTTTTGCGCCGGACGATGCGGAGGCGGTGACGGATGATGATTTGTGAACTTTGCCTGCACAAGATGGATGACAATGAAGATCGTATACCCGAGGCCCGTTGCCTTTGTGCCGGTTATCCTCCGTCGAAAGTATTTCATATATGCAACCAATGTAAAGAAGCGATAGAGGGTATGTCGGTAAAGGCGGTGTCAGATGAACCTACTTGACATTGTCAAGATCCTACTTGGCATCATGGACGATTCGAAGGACGCAATTCTTACACTGTATATTGATATTGCGGTACAGGATGTACTAAACCGCACGAACCGGAACGAATTGCCAGAGGAATTAAACAAGACGGTTGCGAGGATGGTAAGGCTTTCTGCTACAGGGGCATTATCTACAGATTTCAACGCTCCGGTTGCCTCTGTTTCTGAAGCCGGTCGAAGTGTGAATTTTGCAACCGCACAACTAAAAGAAAAGGATATTGAGGCCGAAAGGAAAGAAATAGATGCACAGATTCTTAGCTTTCGATTGCCATATAGGATAACGGAGAGAAGGTGATGATATAGCCGGTTTTGACTTTGGGCAGATAGGATCAATTATTGGCGAATATATGGATACTGACGAAATTGACATAGGCCGTTCACAGCTTATCACTCTACCCGACGGCTCCACAAGTGTTACTGATCCTAAAGTCCCGATCTATACAAACATAAAATGCCACCTGTCATTTAATTCCACCGATAACCCTGACCCTGTGAGCGTGGGCAGCGTCCCGATAATCATGAGCATCACCATTAACTGCCCTGTCGGTGTGGACTTGCAGAATGCGGACTATATCACGGCGCGGAAACTCGCGGCAGACGGTACGGTACTGGAGGGATATCAAGGCACAATAGGAGCGCCCGCGACCAGTCAGAGCAGACAATCGGCGGTTATGGAAATGAGACAGGCGGTGTGATATGCAGATAACACTATCAATCACAAACGATATACAAATGAGCGTATCCAGACGACAGGCGGGGCATGATGGCGATCACGATTTCGTTCGCTTCAATGTTCAGAGGCCATCAATGCTCAATGGCTATGTTTGCAGGGCGGAATTTTCGGCTGGCACAAGCAACGGGCATGAGTTGGTTGACAACGACACATTTTTATTGCGTTCCGATTTCACGAAAGCGGGGGCCCTACATATTCAGCTTGTCTATACGGATGCCAGCAAAGAAATCATAGCCAAAACAAACACCCTGCGCCTGACCATAGGCGGGAGCATAAACGCCGTCAACGAAGCTGATACTGAATTTAAGGACAGTATAGCCCAGCTTGCCACCGATAGCGTTTCTTCTGGCACATATGAAAATAATACTCTTACGCTGTACAATCGTTTAGGCGATACGCGATTTTCGGCTGAAATCGTAAGCGGCGGAGGGTCTAGTAATGCTGTTTGGTTGCCTGCTGTTGATACATCCGGATATATTTCCTGGGAGCGCAGCGAAACGACTACTGCTCCACAGATACGAAATATTATGGGGCCACTTGGTCTGACTGGTCCGCAGGGAAATAAAGGCGAAGCCGGACCCGCTGGACTACAGGGAGAAGCTGGGCCTCAGGGTGTTCAGGGCGAACGGGGACCGGTTGGGTCTCAAGGGCCTGCCGGTGAGCAAGGTGAGCAGGGTATACAGGGCGAGCAAGGACTACAAGGACCTCAGGGTGAAAGTTTCGACCCTGCCGACACATTACGGATTAATGCCTTAGAAACATCGTTAGCCGCCACTCAAGCCGAGGCAACGGCTAAATGGATAATATTAAACGAGGTTGATAATAGGAGCAGGGATAACGCAACAGCTATAGCCGCATTGCAGACGACCATTACAGGAGTTACCGAATCGCAAGAAGCTACGCTTGAAATCCTAGGTGGTGATGAATCGTGAGCATATTGGGAAATCAAAAGCTGATCGAACAGCGCACAGCTGCATTACAGACCAAGATACAAACCAACCTCGCTACACAAGGCGTCACCGATACGAAAGGAAAAACCTTAAACCAGTTGGCTGGCAGCATATTGGATATTAAGGCGGGAGGTCTTGTTTCGCCCAAAGACGTAAATTTCTATGATTATGACGGAACACTCCTGCATTCATGGTCACTTGCGGAGGCCCAGGCAGCAACTACGTTACCAGATGGGCCTGTGCATGACAGGCTTATTTTTCAAGAATGGAATTGGTCGTTATCGGATATCAACGCTTTGATTATGCCGGCTGACGTAGGCGCAACATACACTACAGCAAGCGGAGCAAGTGAGTTTGATATTACGCTTACTGTTGTTACGGGATTAGATGTTACATTGCGGACGACAAATATCAGTGGCGCATTGACTGTCGATTGGGGTGACGGTGAGGTTACAACGTCAGATGCGGTTGGGCTTAATTCTTGGGCCCATAGTTACACTGAAACAGGTAACTACATCATCAGTGTTGACAGCACGGGAACATATTTTCTATCTGGTACCAGCTCATCGCCATACAATATATTTCAAGTCTCACCGTCTTATATTTGCACAGCAGCGCGATTGGGCGATAGGTGTACCACTGTTGCGAATTACATGTTTCGTACTTGCCGTGGTTTAAAAACTATTACTGTACCATCTAGCATAACAGACATCGGTTCCTATCCATTTTATGAATGTTATGGGTTAACAGGCGTTGTTCTGCCATCAAGTTTGAGAAGTCTTCTTAACGTTAACTATCTTTGCTATTCTCTCTATGCAGCGAAAAAGATCGTCTTGCCAAATACCATAACAAGCATGCCGCTTGCTGCGCTTCGCTATGCATATAACTTAACAAGTATCACTGTGCCTTCCGGTATAACTAGCATTGCCACTTATGTATTTGCTGATTGCCAT